CTTATGATAAAAGTAACTGAAATAATAATCAATAAAGCACAGTCACGTACGTAGCATAACTATTAACAGCTAAGCAAATTTAGCAATGGATCTTTCGTTTACTGAACCAATAACAAGATTGAGTTCAGAAAAGGTACAGAATATTTGTGTTGATTTATCGGATGCACCAAATGAGGAATACATAGACATAGTTTACAATGGAGTAACCGCGCTTCACCATACCAAGCAGTGTTCCACGACCCTGCTTGAGCATCTCCTTAGCTCCGAGAGTATCTCCCATAAGTCCCCGCTTAGCTGCACGAGCACCATACAAGAGTGTGCCATTGATCATATCAGAATAGCTATTGAGTAGTATAGAGGTACCCCAACCTTTTACGTTGAGTGCAACTGTAGATGGGGCAGCAGTCATAAGACGCTTCCAGACAGATTGGAAGTAGCCAAGGGCTTCTGGGGGGTGTTTATCAAACTTTTGAGTGCCCAAACCCTTAAGCATACGAGCCATATCAGGCCTAGCCTCAGCTAGACCCTTAAGCTTGCGAGAAGCATAGCTAGAGTCTGCAAGGATCTGACCAGCACCAGTTGCACGGGTTTTATAGTTTGCACCCAGTTGTGTTCCTGTGGTACCAACATCAAGTTTAACCCCCAACTTGTTCTCAAAGTCAGAAGTAATCTTAGTAACTAGATCGTCTGGCATCCAAGAAAGTGCATCCCCAAACCAGTTAGAAGCATTATCAGTGGGATCTCGCTCTCTCATAACAAAACCAGCATCAGCCAAAGACTGAGCAAACCCTTTTGTGTTCCCCTTTTTATCCCCTACAGTAAGTGTGTGCCAGAAAAGGTTGGTAACATCATCTGCAGAGATTGGGATGTTGTTCCCCTTCATGATTTGGTTGGACACAATCTTAGAGTCTGCCCAAGGAAGGTAATTTTGCATGTTATCATTAAAGTCGGCAAAAGTACTACGCAGGCTTTGCTCTACCATACTAAGGTCTACTTTCTGCTTTACTGCAGAAGTAATTGCTGTGTGAGATTTACCAACCGTATTCTCTTTTAGACTTTTATAAGCACTAAAGGTCTTCTCATATTGAGTGCCTTTAAAGACTTTTTCTACACCTGCAAGCCCTAGTTTGCTTATTCCCACAGCCATAGGAAGAGCCACAGCCCCAGCTGCAGCAAGTGCAGATTGTGCATAACTAAAGTCATCCTGCTGGTCAGTCTCAATCATAACATTCTGATAGACTGCATCCAAACCAACGTTTGAAAGGATATCGACAGAGGCGGTAGCAGCAACCTTCTTTGCCCCGATCTTCATAAAGCCTGTCTTAGCAACAGCCTGTGCAGCGCTTTTAGCTGTAGCAGAGGCAACCTGACGAGTTACTCCAGCTGCAAGTTCACGCTTCATAACAGTCTTAAAGGTCTCTTTAGCAGTCAGTTTAAGGGTTGCAGCAGCAGCCTTAGCTCCACCAGCAGAGTATACCCGCCCAATACCCAGACCTGCTACTGTGGTCGGGTCCCAGATTGCAGCAAAGGCGTAATCTCCAAGGGCATCAAAGCTTTCTCCCCAAGTGCCATTACCTGTGAAAGCATTGTCCATGCTATCAAAGAGTTCAAAGCCAGCCCCCATACGGAGCTTTCCTTCTTCATCAGAAGTAGCAGCTAGCTTAGCTTCACTTAGGGTTGTAATGGTTTGTCCACCAGCAAAAGAACGCTGACGATCCTGCCACAGCTCAAACAACTCCTCATCACTCAACTTATCCAAGTTGTTGACCGCAATACCCCCAGCAACCGTCATGGTTGCATCCGCAGCTTTGGAGACAAAGCCCCCATTACTAGCACGGAGTTTCAGATCCTCGTATACAAAAGACATAAGTTTGGGGGACTTCATAAAGTCCTCCTTTACCAAACCACGACCATAACTCTTGATAACATCCTTTACCTCTTGGGCATAAGCCGAAGAAGGGCGGGCTACAGCCTCATCCGGTACTTGTGTGGACTCCGGCAAACCATAAGAAATTTTACCCTCTTCCTCATCTTCCTCAGGCAAGCCATAAGAAAAGTTTTTAGGTGTTGCTTGAGCGGCTTGTGGGAGTCCGTAAGAAAAGGTATTTGGGGTTTCAATAGGGTCCAAGTTAGTTACTTTCTATGTGCGGGTTTACCAGCAATTGTAAAGATTGAGCGCGGGGGGATGCGGCCATCTGCGATGGCTTTATCAGCCTCTTCTTCGGTTGCAAAGTCTACCTTAAGATCTGTATAACCAGCCGGGGCTGCACTAGGTTCTGGTGTCGTTGTCTCGAGAGCAGGGGTTTGTAGGGCTGTATCCCAAGCTCCACCAAAAGAAACACCTTCAAACTCTGGAGATTGGATATAGGGACGAATGGCCTCTGCACCGACGATACTAATGGCAGGAGCAGCATTACCAGCCTTAAGCTCTGCCATAATTGCTGTAAGCTCGTTTGCCTCTGTTGCCTTAGCCTCAGCCTCTGTCCCAGTCAATGTAGCAAGCTCAGCATTAACTTGTGCTTTACGAGCTTCCAAAGCAGCCCCAAGGTTCTTCTCAGCCATACTACGAACAAGATTAATATCGTTAAGAGAAGCTGTCTTAGTAGCCCTGCTTTTTGGAGGAAGTGGCATAACAACTGTTGGTGCACTTTGTCCCATTACAGAGAAATAATCTTTCTCAGTAGCATCAAGAGTTACACCAGCTTCTGCAGCCATAGCACCAACATCTGCAGCACCTCCACCAGAGATGACTGTGTTCTCTACGATAGAGTTAATCTCCTCTGGGGTCCAAGGGTTACTAGGATCATAAGCCTTTGTAACAGTCTCATATACTTGCTTAAGACCTTGAACACCACCATCTTGAGCAAGACGTGCGATAGCTTCCTCATCCACCCCCATCTTAGCCAAAGACTTTGAATAGGCATCAATACCTGAACGACCACCATCATTAGACAAGCCAAGCTCTGCCCTGCGTACAGAAGTGGCCAGAAGCATCTCTTTCTTCTTTAGAGCCAGAGCATCTTCATACTGCCTACGAGCTTCTTTCTTATCTTGCGCTTCTGAGAAGCCCTGTGCAAAACCTGCAAAAAATCCCAATTACTTCATCCTCCGTGTCATAAGACTTTTTGGTTTCTCTTCTTCTTCTACAACCACTGTTTCAGGCTCTTCCATTTGCAGTTGCTCCACAACTTCTTTTTGTTTGCGGGCAGACAGTTTAGCTTTCAGGTAGCGAGAGTTCTTGTCGTTTTTCTCTTTGGTAGCTTTATCTTCAAAGCCCTCTTCAAAGTCAACTTTCAAAGTTTGGGCAGTAGATTTAATGTAGTGGTGCACAACAGGAGACACAAGGAGTCCTACATCAATGGTATGGAGCCCTTCTGCCACTCCAACACGTACAATACCCTCAGTCAGGTTCTTAACTGTAAAACCTAGCTCTAGGGCTTCCATGATGGCAGACATACGCTCTGCATTAGTAAGCCAGTCTACATAATAAGCCATAGCTTCTTCGGGGTCAACCATTTCTGGAGGACGTTCCCAAGGATACTGTTTTGGTGGTGTAGTAAGAGACTGGCCGGGAATAGGTGCTTCAAACATTATTTAACCTCTAGGTAGGGGCTTGCGAGTAAACTCAACAGGACGACTTGCGTATTTAGCTACCCTGCTTTTTAGGTGCTCCTCTGCAGGACGTAGGAAGTACTTAGCTACGTAAGCTGCAGCAGTACCTGCGTTGTCAGCGGTCTGGATAGTTTTCCAAGCATCTTTTTCAGGACCTTGAAGCTCTTCAAAAAGGTATCCTAGTTGAGCATCTTCTTGTTCCATAGGATCTTGTGGGTTAATTCCTTGTAGGTCTGCATAAGCCTCGTAACCAACCCTACGTGGTCCTGTCAATTGATAGAGTCCAAAGCCACCACGAGAGCCTTTAACAGTTGGGTTTGCTTCGTTGATGACAGCATTAAGACCACTTTCATCAACAAAGTTCATAACAAAGCCCTCTGCAATATGCTCTGGCATACCCCTGTTTACTAGCTTGGATTTAATACGCTCTGCGGCATCAGACTTGTAGGGTGCATAGGACTGTTGGTAGTTTGTATAATCCCCAGCACCAGCAAACCTTTTAGGCTCTTGTTGTGTTACTTCCTCGGGAAGATCTTGCTCTGTAAAGCTAGCCAAGCGAAGGTACTCTGCAGTGAGATCCCGGTATCCTTTGGGCTGAGACTCTTGAACAACTTCCTTTTTTGGACGACGAACAAGAGCATTCTGTGCCTCACCCATACGGGTGTCTTGTACCTGTTTATACTCACCAGAGCGAATCTTATCTGCGAGGTTAGTAGCATCTAGGTAAAAATTACGATAAGTCATCAGAACAACCCACCCAAAATAGTACCAACGAGATTGCCAATACCTTGTTTTTCATCAGCGTTTTCTTCCATCTTTGCGATCTGTACGGACTTGTCTGCAACCATCAACTGTACCTTACGATCTAGGGCACTCTCAGAGGATGTAAAAGCAAAGCTCATAAGATCCCTTTCACGCTGCCAGAGTGCATCCATAGCACTTGCTGTTAGTCCAGCAGCAGCCTTAGCATCATTCATATTAGCTTCATTCTGTGCTGCAGTGTTAGTCAAAGAGATATCTTGACGCCACTTTGCATTTGCCTGAGCAATTACCAGAGAGTTGTTAGCATTGAACTGCTCTCGCTGGGCCTTCAAAGTAGCATTAAACTGTTCTGTAGCATTCTCTGCCCCAGCATTAAACTGTGCAACGCTGTTAGTTTGATCAGCATTAAACCGAGACACAGACTCTTGCAAACCCGCAAAGAACTGGTCTGTTTGATTCTGGGAAGAAGCATTGAACTGTAGTGCAGCATTTTGAGCTGCTTGATCGCTCAAGAGAACCTGTTGAGTGGCCTGAGCTTTGAACATCGTAGTTTGCTGTTCATTGTTAAGGTTGGTCAAATCCATCTGCAGGAAAGCAGCAGCGTTTTGAACAGCAGCTTGTTGACGATTATTTAGGTTCGTCGTATCCATATTAGCTACGGTTGCTGCATTCTGTAGAGTAGCTGCCTGCTTTGCATTCAGGTTAGTTGCACCGATAGTCTGCAACAGAGTAGAGTTATGTAGAGCCTCTTGTTGTTCTGCAGAGAAGTTGATGTTAGCTGCCTCAGAGATACGAGAAGCATTCAATACAGCAGCTTGCTGTTGGTTATCAATCTGTTTACCCTGCAGAGAAGCTGACAATTGTGCGTTAGCAATATAGGATTGTTGACGGTTGGATAGATTAGAAAGCTCAACCTGCAAGTTATTAGCGTTGTTTTGCAATGCCGTCTGTTGACGGTTATTAAGGTTCATGTTGGCAACCTCAGCATAACGAGCTGCTACAGCCAGATTGGCTTGTTGTTGGTTGCTAAGGTTCTGTCCTTGAAGAGCAGCTTTAATCTGAGCATTAGCCAAGACAGTCTGTTGCATATTAGACAGGTCTTGAGTCTGCAAACTAAAAGCATTGGCTGAATTCTGCAGAGCAGCCTGTTGTTCATTGTTGAGGTTAGTGAGTGACAAACCTTGCTGAGCAGCTGCATTAGTAAGAGCAACTTTTTGACGGTTGTCCAAGTTAGTCAGGTTCATGTTATTGAACACCTGAGCATCTTGGGCAGCAATAGGGATGGCAGATTCCATAGCAGCTTGCAGGATAGCAGCACCTGCAATAGAGCTGCCTCCCAGACCACGAGCAGCCATAGCACCGTTAGCAGCTCGGATAGCCCCTGTAGCCCATGCAGGAGTCCCATCGTTGAACTGTTGCATAAGGTTAGCTAGCTGACCCTGTACAGTGTCCTGAGCATTTACATTACCTTGGATAGCAGCTGCAAGAGTGCCATTGTCCACTGTAAAAGTGGCCATCTTGGCAGCAACAGCAGTAGCATCTTGGCTCAGTTGTCCCGAGGAGCTGACAGCTTGAGCCTGTGCAATTTCAGACTCCTTGATCTGTGCAGCCTCTGGCAGCTCATTAGCAGACACAGTACCTTGTACAGCCACAGCAGGATCAATACCTGCAGACTGAGCAATCTGAGCAGAAGGAGCAATAGCATCTTGCCCTTGAGCAGCAACCATTTGCTCTGGGGTAACTGTAAGAGTGCCTGCCTCTACAAGTTTAATATAGTTAGGATCAAAGGTAGAAGCCTCTGCAAGGCTACCCGGAGATGCAGTTCCTTGAGCAGCCTGCACCTGTGCTCCAGCACCGACAGTACCTGTGGCAGCTTGGGTCTTAGCTAGCTCCTCCGCAGCCTTCTCCGTGGCGGTTACAGCCTCTACAGTGTTTGCACCCGTAGTTGTTGGTGCAGTAGCTTGAGCAGCTGTAGGGATCGTAGAGGTAGATACAGCCCCAGCTTCACCCACTTGACCAGTACCCTCTTGGATAGTCTGTGAGGGTGTTTCCGTAACCTGAGCTACTTGAGTGGCTGGGATCAACGAGGAGGGGTTATTTAGGGCCGAGGAGGCCATCTCACCAGTGGAGGGTACCCCAACAGTGTTAAAGCTTGTCTGAGCTGCCTGCAGGGCCTTCTGAGCCTGTGTGAGGGCAGCAGTGTTAGCTGCAGAAGGTGTGGTTGTAGCAGCATTCTGTGCAGCAGCAAGCGTAGCCTGCGCTGTGTCTAGGCCGGTTTTAACACTCTCAGGGGTGAGATTAGCTCCAGCAGCCACATTAGCTGTGTTAGCTGCCTCAGTAGCTGCAGTTGTAGCAGCAGGATTGCTGACTGAATTTGCTGCGGTGGTAGCAAGACCCCCAGTAGCAAGTTTCAGATTAGGGGTGTTCAGCTTTTCTTGTGCAAGGCGTTGGTAATTACCCATCTTATTTGCAGCAGCAGGAGTAGCTTCAATAAAAGCTTCCATCATTTTGGGATCGACAGGACCCGTGTAACCAAGCTTAGAGAGAAGCTTGTGCTGTTGATCTGTCGTGAAACCGAGAAACTTTTTAGCCATTATTGCTACCTTTAATTAGAGAGAACTTGAAGAGCATGTTTAAAGTACTGTTGACGGCTAGCCAAACCATGGGAGCCGCCATTAATAAGAAGAGTCATTTTTGTTACATTCTTCTCATCTGCAGCAGCATTTATATTTCGGCTATTCCAGAACCAGCAAGCAGACTCTAGTGCCCCCTCTTTAGTTTTTAGGTACTCAATTACCTCATCAAGAGTCACCCCCTTGAATTTAGCAAACATACCATAATTGTCTTTTCCAGTCAACTGGATTACCCCACGACCACGAAACTTCCAACCATCTCCAACATTGTTATTACCCATACGATTGCCATAGACTAGATTGGCAATTGCCTCAGGTTTGCGATGGTATAGTGTTGCAGAGACAGTCTTAAAATACTTCGGGAAAGTCTTCTTAAGACCCTCTGCCGAGTAGTTAAGATTTTCTTCAAGAACCTTAAAGTTGGAACTCTCATGAATGCACTGGGACAAAAACCCGGCAATACGTTCTTTAGTATTAATCTTATATTGTAGGAAGAACTTGTTCATAAGTGGTAGCCAAGTGGCGACCTCTTTATTACCAACTAGAATGGCTGCAAGTTGTGTTTGAGTTATCATTTTTTACCAAAGAGTTGTAAGATCCATTTAGCGATCTCATTTGGAGAAGGTAGTACCCAACCTATAATCAAGAGTAGTACCATCCATATTGAAGTGTTCTGGTTATTTACTGTTAGTTTTTCTACACTTTGTGCTTCAACTTGTTTTGAAACAATATCACGTCCAGCTTCTTGTTTAGTCTGGCTTGCAACGATCTGTTGAGTATTCTCTTTACCCAGTTGGGTCCCAATAGCTGTTGCAGAGGGTCCACCACCAAGCCCTGTAAGTAGACCTAATGGGCTACAACTGGCTAGGAAGATCAGAAGGAAGAGTAGTCTCACGTGAGTTTACCTTTGTGTAGGCTGAGGTTCCCATAAAGACAGATACAACAGCGGCTTGAGAGACAAAGAAGGTGTTCAGGAAAGAGGAGATAGTCATTAACCTTGACTCGCTTATAATTGGGAAGAGAGACACAATAACAAAGAAAATCATAGACCCCATAGCAATCCAAGCCATAAACCTTTGTTGATCTTGTAGGAGGTCTTGATAAGAGATGTGGTTAAGCTTCTCTAAACGCCTTAGATCCTTGTCTGTGATCTTTCCATCTTTGTCTAGATCAGCTTCCACGATTACTTCCTTAGGCTTTCCTCAATGCTATCCAACTTGGCAAAGATCTTGTTGGTAGTCTCTTTAATTTCCCTGACTTCCCTGTCGTGAGAGTCCTTATTTGCATCCAACTTACTTGTTAGAACAGCAATGCTGGTAGCATGATCTTGTACCTTGTTATACAATACAAATACAAAACCTGCAATAGGGGCCACAAACCATTGCATGGCGGTGTTAAGAATCTCAGTCATGCTAGGTCCTCGTTAAAACTTGCAGTTACTGTAATAGCATTAGCACAAGTATAGGTTATGCTGGTTACAGGCGGGTTTGTATCCCAACCAATACCATAACTACCCACAGCGTCATATTGCTCCATAACACCCGTTACATCAGTTGTAGTGCTGGTAATAAAGATATTTACTCCATTAGCTGGGGTAGGAAGTGTTACAGAAGTCGGAGCAGGCCCGTTGTTACTAGTAAGATTTTGTGAGGTAGCAACCGCATGAAGAGCTGCAGAGAGATCCCGGAAACCAAGAACCTCATAGACTGCACCATAAGCATTTGTACGCCCCCTGCAGAGGTCCAAGTCAGTGTATAAGTGCCACCTGCTGCAACAGAAACAGAAGAGATTGAGATTGCACGACCATCATCAAAGGCATTTGAATACTGAGACTTAATAAGTGGCATATCAACACCATTCATCTTCGTCGTGGGGGGGTAGTAGAAAGTTTCAGACCCAACTAGATAGAGTTGCACAACCACTAAAGTGCTGTATGGAGTTGTAGCATAAGTAGACACATCAAGTGTAGAGTCTGTAGTAATTAGTCCTGACCACTTAAGTACTGCAGAGAAAGGAGGCACATCAGCCTTCCCATAGTAATTACTTAAAGAGACCAGCCCACTTGCAGGGATACCTACAGTTGGAGCACTAAGCTCTACGTAAGAGCCTCCCCGATAATACTCGGAGAGACTAATAGGATTAACACCACTAAACTCTGTCTGGAGATTGGAAAGGGAGATTGTACCAGAGGTCTGCAATGTCATTACAGAACCCCATAAGCAGTTACGTTCCCAACTACAGTCAAGTTCCCCGAGCTATCTACCCGCATTTTATTCACACCGCCGTAAGCAAAAGTAAGGTTAGTGCCACTTGCAGTTACAGTCCAGTTAGAGGTTCCACCAGCAACAGTTACAGCTCCAGAGAGCGTGGGAGTGGTTAGTGTAGGGCTTGCAGAGGGAGCCTTGGTGTTAAGCTGTGTCTGTACGTTAGACGTAACCCCATCCACAAAATTAAGCTCTGTTACAGTGGAGGTAAGCCCGGTAAGCGTTACAGCTGTGGTAGCATTAGAAGCTGTACCTGTCACGTTACCTGTAAGGTTGCCCGTTACGTTACCTGTAAGGTCTCCGGTCACGTTGCCCGAGACTGCTCCAGTCACGTTACCTGTAAGAGGGCCAATAAATGAACCAGCCACAAGGGCTTCTGCACCGACAGTCCAACGGTCTACAGCCTCATCCCAAATAAACTCTTTTGCGAGAGAGGTGCCACGATTTACCCGAATGCCTGCGTTTGTAGAGGGGGTGCCTACAACACCGCTATTGAGATTGATGATGTTGTCACCAATATTCACAGTGGTACTATTGATTGTCGTAGTAAGACCATTAACGGTCAGGTTCCCACCAACCGTCAGATCTCCTGTTGTCTGGAGAGAGCCGGGAGTAATAACAGCACTAGGAAGACTCACTGTTACAGCAGAGGTTTCTGTACCAGATCCAGTTACAGTCAACTGGTTAGCTGTACCAGCCACTGTTGCAACATAGTTGCCCACAGTATGAGTACCCAGTGTAACTGCATTAGCAGCAATAGTGGTTGCAATAGTTACATCTGCAGATCCGTTAAAGCTGGTAGTGCCTGTCACAGTGCCAGAGAGGCTCACTGAGCGTGCAGTGGCCAGTGTGGTAGCAGTGGTAGCATTACCCGTCACATTACCTGTAACAGGACCTATGAAGGAGCCTGCAACAAATGTCTCTGCACCAACAGTCCAACGATCCGCAGTCTCATCCCACAAGAGAGATTTGTTGACCAAGGTACCACGTTCAATCTCGATACCAGCATTTTGTGTGGGGGTACCAACTTCATCCGCATTAAGGATAAGGATGCTATCCCCGAGATTAACAGTTGTGGTGGAAGAAGAGGTCGTTGTCCCCAGAACAGTCAAGTTTCCATTAACTGTAGCATTACCCACAGTTGTTGTAGAACCGGGGAAAGTAATAGCGGTAGGAAGGCTTAGAGTAACAGTTGCTGACTCTGCACCAGAGCCTGTGGCGGTGATTTGGTTAGCTGTCCCTGCAATAGCAGCTACATAGTTGCCTGTAGTATCTGTTCCAAGAGCAACAGAATTAGCCGCAACTGTAGTATTAATGGTTACATCTGCAGAGCCATTAAAGTTTACTGTCCCCGTCACATCACCAGCAAGAGTGATGGCTCTGGTGGTTGCCAGTGTGGTTGCTGTAGAGGCGTTACCTGTTAGAGGGCCTGTAAAAGCACCTGCCACAAAGGTATCAGTACCAACAGTCCAAACATCAGCAGTCTCATCCCAAAGCAGAGACTTATTAGCCGAAGTCCCACGCTCAATCTCAAGACCTACGTTTTGGCTGGGAGTACCGGCCTCATCACTGTTGAGTGCGAGAGTCAAACCTTTAAGACTGATGCTATCTGCGATAAGAGTTGTTGCTGTGAGGTTGCCTGTTACCCCAAGGTTTCCACCAACAGCTGCGTCACCAGTTGTCTGAAAAGTAGTAAAACGACCTGTGGCTGGGGTAGTGAGTCCTACAGTGGTTCCATCAACAGCACCACCATTAATGTCAACAGTGGTAAAGGTTGAAGTACCTGTAGAGGTTATATTACCTGTCACAGCCCCGGTCAGAGGACCTACAAGAGAGGTACCTGTGATCGTCGTACCAACAATAGTTGAGGGAACAGATGCACCAATAGCCACCCCATCAAGGGTACCACCGTTGATATCTGCAGTAGTGGCAACAAGGCTGTTAAGGGTGCCTACACCACCAATATGCAAATCTTTAAACTTAGAGGCGGAACTACCAAGATCTACAATTGTAGTGTTCTTTGGGGTCACTGCAGTTGCAGAGATGATCAGATCTTGGGCAGGACCCAAGCGAGTAATAGGAGCACCATTACCAACAGTGCCATCATGAGTGTGCCCAGCAGAGCTGGTGAATGCAGACTCTAGGGCGTTAAATTCATTATCCAGATCCTCTGCACTTGCAATCTTGTTGTTTGCAATATTGTCAGAGGTATCTGTACGAACATATCCAGTCATGTCTTAACGTCCTTATTGTCTGTCTAGGGGCAGGTATTCAAAGATTGCAGCATCAAGCTTGTGTGAGGGGTTTGTGCTATCATCTGAAAATCTTACTGAGAAGGTTTTACCCGAACCAATAAGTTGGCTGATATACACCTTATCCACAGAGCCTCCATAAGAGAAGCTTCCCCAAATTGAGGTACCCCAGAGAGAAGATCCACCACTGGTGCTTTGAATATTAAATGCGGGAGGTTGAATTACTGCAGCACCGTTAATGCGATCAAAGTCATAACGGATGCCACAGCGGATACTAAAAACTCCTGTAGGAGTTACATAGAATGTCATCTTATAAAGTGTTTTACGAATTTGTGGATCTGTGATAGGCATATAAGGGGATTCATAAACAGCAAGGATGTTTTCTCCATCAAAACTGTTTCCAAACTCCATTAGGTATACATACCCATCCTCATTAGCAAAGATAATCTCTTCCCCAGCTTCGGTGTATTTGCTGTCACAGCAAGCAACCTTAAAGCCAAGTAGGGTTCCCCATTGAATATCTGCAGCCCCCTGAGCACTAAACTTTGTGGCAAGCAAACCCCGGCTTACAGCACGGGAGTCCGAGGGGTTATAAGAGAAGATTCTATACTGTGCCTTGCTACGTACAGTAAGGCTGGAGAAGTTGCTAGAGCTAGCAGCAAAGAGCTTAGCATCCCGACTAATAGGATCTGAGGCAATTTCCAGAGCAAAGTCATCATTACGGTCTGTTGCACTAAGAAGACGAAGGCCATCTGGGGCGAGGTACATTACATCCCCACCAACCTCTTGAATGGTATCCCCATTGATACAACCAATGGCCTGTGTAACAGGGGCGACAGTGAAGTCTGCAACGGAAGAACCAGAGATCTGTACAATCTTATTACGAGCAAAAACAAAGAGAATATCTCTAAAGACAACAATACCTGTGATATCATGCCCAAGATCAATCGTACCTGAACCATTTGCTGGAGTATAATCAGTCTCACTATAAGGAGCACTAAAGATTAGTTCAGAACCCTTAGCAAAAAATAGATGGTTCTTGTACAACTTAACGGAGCTTGCACCAAGCAAGTCTACGGGAGAGGTAATAAAAGAGATAGAATTTTCTGTGTCGTTGTATATTGCAGGGTAATTAACCCCATCTACAAAGACCACTTTGTGGGTGCCATCAAAGTTAAATTCATCGTGGCGAAGCTTCTTACCTAGATACTCTGCAGTTGCTAGCAGTGCCCAGTCAGTACCAGTGCTTACATAGTAAGAGGTCACAAAGCCATTACTGCGTGCAGCTACTACTTCACTGTTATTAACAATCTTCGTCCCGAGTACAACCCCAGAACCAGTAACAGGAAAGTCACTATACTTTACATATCCAAGAACCTTACTGTAACCACCATCACGGGCTGGCTCATAGTTCTGCAGGATGGAAGCAGAGCCAACCTTGTTAATACCCTGTTGCAGAGGAGAAAGATTACTAATCAAACCCCCCTTAAATTCAACAGGAAATGTCTCCCAAGCTGTTGGCATTAACTCACTCTCGAATATCCACCGAACGATTGAGGACGGTTGATGACTGTGCTACGAACATAGTCATAGCGATTGATGTAAATAGTACGCATCTGATCCATACCATTTTTAAACTTATCTGCCATCAAGGTAGCATCCTGACTATTCCCACGAAACAAGTAGGCGTAGTACATAGCACCATCAACAACGATATTTCTAAATTGTTCTGGGACAGTCGTCACATCTGTAGCCGAGATTAAATCTGCGGGGAGTGTGTAGTACTCATAGACAAGCTCATAGGCTTTGTCTGGGGCTGGAACAAGTCCAAATTGTAGGTCTGGAGTTCTAAAAACATAACGTGGCAGATTAGACTTCACATTTGAAGAGTTATACTCTTGATCTACATATTTGTCAAGATACTCCTCGTAAGAGATAATAGAAAGGCGAGAAGTAGTATTACCTAGAGTATCATTAGCTTTAATACGAAAGCTGTCCATATCTACAGTCTTAGCATCTGCTTGCAGAGGATACCTAGTAATATTGGCAGAGAGTACTTCTTCCTCTGTGATGTGATTAAAAGGCCACTCAAAGTGTTCATAGTTAATCTGTCGAATAGCGGCGTTTACAGCCTCTTTAGCAGTGGCATAAAAACCTGTTGCACTGTCAAAGTTTGACTCTGTAAGCTCAACTTCGTTAAGACGACGATTTACATCATTCACCAAACCAATAAAGTTATAAGCCATATTAGCGCTCCTTAATTGGAAGGATTACAGATCGCTCTGCAATCAGATCTGTACTCAATGTAACCCGACACACTAACTTATACTGTTTGTTAGAGACGCCCCCAGCAACAGTAATTGTGACTACTCGTGAGTCATTACCACTTGAGGTATTTACAAGAGTGTCATAACTAGCACCGGGATTAAAGTCTAAGGCTTCGTTCTCTGTGGAAACAATGTACCAAGAAGAGCTAGCAATTGTTTCATCTGTGTGCAAGAACCTTGACCAATCAATCCCAAAATCTAAGGTTTCATTGGGGTCTTTATTTGGCCACTTCATACTCATGTTTTATATCTCTTGTATTGTTAGGGGTTTAGGCCATTCTGACCTATAAAGTTTTTATTACTTTACATCAGTAAGTAGCAGCAACCTGTTTTCAGCCATAACTATTGCAGTACGAGACCTACTGAAGTCCTTATTAAAAACAGAAAGGTAGACTTTAGGAGATGTTATCTGCAAGCTTAAATTGGGCACAAAAGAACTTTTACCCGCAGCTAATGTGGGAGTAATAGCCAACAAACCAAAGTTTTTTGTTTCCCCGACAGTAACTATCGTAGCAAAGACAGCACTGATAGCAGGGGTTTCTGCTGAGATTGTAAAGTTCTTTGTATCTACCAGAGCTATGTAGGAAGAAGAAAGAAGAGGTGTAAAAGCAGATAGCCCAACTGCAACATTAGGAACTAGGTTTAGTTTACCCGAAACTACACTAGGATTCTGTGCTACAGAACTGATAAGTGTTGCAGGAACTGCTACGCTCTTGCCCGAGTAAACAGAGATCTCAAGGGCACTTAGTACAAGTTCCTTGTTAGGTGTTACTATACTTAGGCCAGAGGCATAAGAAGGATTGTAGGAATCTATAGCAAGATTTGTAACCCCTACAGCAACAACCTTTCCAGAAAAAATACTGGGAGTTGCGGTGTTAATTTCAAAGGCTTTTATAGGGATACTAAGGGAGGCCCCAGCAACAACTATAACCGTTTCCGTTCCCACCACAAGAGTGGTAACTGGTGAGACTAAAGAAACCCCTGAGAATACACCGGGAGCAGTGACCCCAACAACTAGGTTGGCCTCTGCA